TGACGAGCGTATTGCTTATACATCTAATACTTCAGGTACAGAAACTTTATCAGGACTTACAAGAGGATCAGATAACACAACAGCAGCAGCACACTCAGATGGAGCAACGGTTAAGAATGCCTCCGACTATACAAAATGGGGTGCCTCACAAACAGGAGATATTATTACAGCTCCAGGTGTATGGACATTAGATAATTATGGAAATAAATTAATTGCAACCATTGTTGATGGTGCAACGTTTGAATGGAATTCTGATGCAACGGGCGCGACATCCACACGAGCAACGATTCTTGCAAACGCTCCAACAGCAGCTATACAAACTTTAGTATCAACACCCGACAGGCACTTAGTATTCTTCGGAACTGAAACAACAATTGGAACTACATCAACACAAGATGATATGTTTATTAGATGGTCGGATCAAGAATCAATTGATGAAACAACTTCTTATACACCTTCAGTAGATAATACGGCAAGTACACAAAGAATCGCCGATGGTACAAGAATTGTAGCAGCGATTAGAGGTCGTGATGCGATTTATATTTGGACCGATACTTCTATGTTCGTTATGCGATTTGTCGGAGCACCTTTCGTATTCTCTTTTCAACAGGTGGGAACAAACTGTGGATTGATTGGTAAGAACGCAGCAGTAGAAGTAGACGGAGCTGCATACTGGATGTCGGAAAATGGTTTCTTTAGATATACAGGTAAGCTGGAATCGTTAGCGTGTCTTGTTGAAGATTACGTTTACGATGATATTAATACGGTTCCTAAAAATCATATCTACGCAGGATTAAATAACCTATTTGGTGAAGTCACTTGGTTCTATCCAGGTAGTGGTGCAGCATCAAACAACCGATCAGTGACTTATAACTATATGGATTCAACAACAGAAAGACCTATTTGGACAACAAGTTCTTTAGCAAGATCTTCATGGTCTGACTCTCATATTTTTGGCAAGCCGCACGGAACTGAATATGATTCATCAGCAACGAGTGACTCAACAGTAGGTAACACGGATGGTGTTACAGTATACTACGAGCATGAAACGGGATCTAATCAAATTAAAGCAGGAGCGACAACTGCTATTACAGCAAGCATTCAATCAGGTGATTTTGATTTAGATCAAAGAGGACTTGCAGGAGATGGTGAGTTCATGATGAAAATTAGAAGAGTGATTCCTGACTTCTTACAACAAACAGGAAGTGCAAGAGTTACATTAAATTTAAAAAATTATCCAACAGATACAGAAGCAAGTTCTTCATTAGGACCTTTTACTGTAGACTCGGATACAACAAAAGTAGATACAAGAGCACGTGCACGTGCTATAGCTTTAAAAATAGATAATACAGGTACTACTCAACACTGGAAGTTAGGAACTTTCAGATTAGATATTCAACCGGATGGAAGAAGATAATGATAGATAAAAGCATTAGACAGCATTACCAAAATGGAGAAAAAGTTGATCCTTTTAAAAAAGGTATGAAAATAATTATGCCTAGAGTTAAAGAACAAATTAAATCACAGGCTTTGCCTAAAGAAGGAAGAAAATTACCTAACATTATAAGAGCTCCTTTACAAAGAACCGCTTTAAGCAAATTAGGACTAGGCGCTTTAAATCCTATCCTTGGTTTATTGTCTCTATTTGGCATTGATCCTCTTGGATGGGCTGGTAGAAAATTAACTGAAGGAGGAGTTAAACAAGCTTATCAAGCTGGCATGACTGGATTTGGTTCACCTGCAGAAGGCAGAGAATTAAGACAGCTGGAAGCTAGAAGAGCAAATATGCTTAGAAGAAAAGAAGAAGGTAAAACTTATTCACAAAAGAATTTAGATGAAGTTACAAATAGAATAAATGAAATAAAAGGAGATCCTTATGAGTTTGAAGATAGAAGAACTGCACCACAAAGAAAACAGATTATAGATCAACTTTATGAATTTGAAGATAAAAAGACTGAACAATTAAGACCTCAAATAATTCCAGAAACACCTGAAATTATAAGTCCTCATTTATTAGATGGCGCGGATAAACCTACACCTACATTGACAACTGATTTTGCATTTGAAGATGCTAAAAGAGCAGCACAAGAAAAAGCAGCACAAGAACGACAAGCAGCCGAAGAACAAAGAGCTGCACAATTAGCAGCAGAAGTTGCTGCAGCTGCAGCCAAAAGAAATATTCAACAACACACTGGTAATGGTGGCGGTGGTGGCAGCGGCCAAGCAGCATCTAGAGCAGGCGGTGGATCACAACAAGCACAATCTGGTGGAGCAAGCCCATCTGGAGGATGGGGCGGCGGTTGGGGCTGGGCCAAAGGTGGAAGAGTCGATAAAGCTTTAGGCGGAAGAGTGAGAGATATTTAATGGCTAAAATAGTACAGGCATTAACACAACCGGGAGAACTATACGATCAACAACTTCAACAATCTTTTGTAAGAGATGTAGATAGTATTGTAAATAAATTAAACTCAACGTTTCAACAAGATTTAAAAGATGAATTAGAAGCCGTAAACTTCTATATAGCATAATGGCAAATACATTTAAAAATAAAAAAGTAGATTTAACCAGCAATAGCGCAACGACCCTTTATACGGTCCCGACTGCGACAACCGCTGTGATTAAGTCTATCTTAGTATCAGAAGATTCAGGTAATGCTGATACCATTACTGTAACAATAACAGACACAGACGAGGCTGTTTTTAGCTTATTTAAGACTAAAACTATATCAGCTAACGCAACATCAGAACTGCTGTCAGCACCTTTAGTCGCCCAGGAGAGCGAAATAATTAAGGTTACTGCAGCTACTGCAAATAGGCTACATGTGGTACTTTCTGCGCTTGAAATTAAAAAGCGAGATGTTACAACATAGTCTTGATTTATTACTATAAATTAAGTAATAATGTAAACTCAGGTGAAATCCCTGCCTTTAATACAAAATAACAACATTGCAAAATTATGAACGGAACATACACTCAAAGACGTAGACGACAAATGGCAGGCGGTGGTATCACCAACGCTAGACAAGGATATCTTCTTGGAGGAGTAACAGATTTTCTTGGAGACATTAAAGACAAAATTGTAGACGATATTATTCCTAATGAACTTAAAGAAATTGTAAGTAGCCCAGCTGGTGCAGCAGCATTAGCAACGGCAGTTAATTATGCTCCGGTAATGATGGGTGGAGAAGACACACTTTTACAAAAAGGTATTGGAGCAATAACAGGAACAACTCCAGAAAATAATGCATTAGATATGTTAAAAAGTTATTTCCCTACAACAGGTACTGAAGGACAAATGCCTGATGTAACAGGAACCATTACAGAAAATCCATTAATAAATACTGCTTTAAATTTAGGATTAAATTATTTAATGGGAGGTCAAGGGCAAGGAATGACTCAAGGTATGGGCATGGGTACAGGTATTGGAACTCTCGCAAATCAATTTGGGATAGGAGACATTATGGGTATATTTGGGTACAATCAACCTACACAATTTTTAGGTGAAAATTGGCCAGAAGGACTTAGACCTTATGAGCCTTATATAGTTAAAGAACCGGTGCAAGGAAGAGAAGCCGAGTATGATTCAGAAGGTAGACTAATTAGGGAAGAAGTAAAACCACAAGCAGGAGTTCAAGAATGGAGAACCAATCCACTTTATCCAATAACAGGTGGAATGATTGCTCATGAATATGCAAAGAGACAACCACGAGATGAACTTCCAATGGATCAAACAGGAATTACAATTCCACAAACAGCTCAAGCAGCAATCGATGATCCGAATTTAAGATTTAAACCCATTGAATCAGCACGAGCAGCTCAAGGCGGAAGGATTGGGTATCAAAATGCTGGAGATGTAGAAATTCCGGAAGTAGATACCGAAGGTATTCTAAAAAAATTAGAAAACTTTCGTAAAAAGAGACAAGACTACGAGGACGCAATATTCAGATCTAAAAGAATAGAAGCACAAGAAGGTGGACTCATGAATTTAGGTGGTATGGAAAAAGACTATAGACAAGAAGGCGGATTTGTGCCAATAGGTGCAAAAGAAAAAGCAGATGATGTACCAGCCAGACTTTCCAAAAACGAATTCGTATTTACTGCAGACGCGGTTAGAGCGGCGGGCGGCGGCGACATCGACGAAGGCGCGGCAGTCATGGAAAGGCTTATGGAGAATCTGGAAGCGGGCGGCAAAGTTTCTGAAGATTCGCAAGGGCTAGAAGGCGCACAAGCAATGTTTGCAAATACACAAAAGTTACAGAATAGGATTATATAATGGCAATAGCACAAACATCGGTATTACCACAACAGTACATATCACAATTAGGACAAGATTACGGACAGCAGTTAGCAGGTCTAACTTCTATTCCTTTAGATACATCAACATTTGCACCAACAGTTGCAGGACAAGATCCCTTACAAACACAAGCAGCAACGCTAGCCTCATCTGGCGTTGGAGCTTACTCGCCCTACCTTACTCAGGCAGCAA